AAACTATAGAAAGAGTTAAAAAATCAGGTGAAATGATTTATAACAAGAAAGAACAATTGACCAATGACCTCGGAGCCAAAGCCAAATAAGAAACTTTTCTTTTTAATTGGACAACCTAGATCTGGTAATACTTTATTTGCAAGTATTATGAATCAAAATCCAGAGATAGCGTGCACGCCTAATTCTATTACATTAGAGATAATCAAAGATTTGTTTTTACTTAAAAAGACAGATGTGTTTCAAAACTATCCCGACCATAAATCTTTAGATAATGTATTAGATATGGTCTTTGATAATTATTATAAAGATTGGCCTCAACGTATAATCATTGATCGGGGCCCTGTGATGACACCAAATAATTTTGCATTAGTTCAAAAACATTTTAAAAGACCTTTTAAATGCATTATTTTACTTAGAGATACTCTAGATGTATTAGCCAGTTATATGAAATGGTATAAAGAAAACCCAAGTTCTTTTATAAATAGACATCATGAAAAATTTCCTGAAAGAGGAAACTTAAAAGACGATGAAGAAAAAATGTCAAACCTTATGGATAAAGATGGAGCAATAGCAAAAGAATTAGAGGCAATACAAAACGCATTTAATTATCCACAACTATGTTACTTTATTAAATATGATGACATGGTAGCACATCCAGAAAAAACGTTTATTGATCTATATCAATTCTTAGATATCAAACCATTTAAACATAGCTTTCAAGACTTGAAACAGATAGAGGTTAATGGTATAAAATATGACGACACTATTGTTGGAAAGAATATGCATACTATTAGAACAGAAGTTAGAAAGGAATACAATCCTTATATAGAAAAAATTCCTGAAAGGATTAGAAAAAAATATGGACACATCAGATTTTAATTTTATATTTTTAGGTCAGTCCGTATTAAAGTATCAAGTACCTCTTGATGTATATCATTCTATTAATTATGTTTATGAAACAAAGTATCCTGAACTAAAACCTGCTAATAAACAATTAGTTGGTAAAATAGAAAAAGAACACAGCTTGTTTTATAGTGGTGAAGATAGCCCTAAGATGACTAAACATAATCATTTACCTGTAAATGTATTAAAATGGTTTGAAGACAAAATGCGTCATTATTTAGATTGGAATAAAATTAAAAAGTATGAGATGCGTTTAAATTCTATCTGGATTAATACCATGTTTCAAAATGAATACAATCCAGTGCACGTGCATCAAGGATCAATTTTTACAGGGTTATCTAGTGTAATGATTTTAAAATTACCAGAGTCTTATGGTGTAGAGTATTCTGCAGCTGATCAACCACAGAATGGTAGACTACAGATACTAGGTTCCTCTAGTGGATATTTTGCAAATGTAGATTATCAACCGGATCTTAAAGAAAGAGATTTTTTTATTTTTCCTTATGACGTGCGTCATTGTGTATACCCTTTTAATGGGCCTGGGTATAGAAGAACACTAGCGTGTAATATGGATGTTGAATACGACCCAATTAGAAATAGAGGAGTAAGCTAATGTACGAAAATCAAATTATAACAGAACCTAAATGGAAGAGTTGGATTATACAAACAACAACCCCCTTATTTACACCTGAGCAATGTAGAGAAATTATTAACGCAGGGAGAGCACAGAAGCCACAGACGGCACAAGTGGGTATGAATAAACCAGGTGGTGGAACAGATACGAAGAAAAGAGTTACAACAATATCTTGGATACCATTTAATACCATGGGCCATATGTATATAGATTTAAATAAATTTATTCAAAAAGCAAATGAAAATCATTTTGGTTTTGGAGATGTAAGAATTACGGAGAACGCACAGTTTACAGAATATCCTGAAGGAGGATTCTATGACTGGCATATGGATTGTGATACCCATATGGAACATGAACCACCAGTTAGAAAAATATCTATGACCTTATTATTAAATGATCCATCAGAGTTTGAAGGAGGACATTTAGAATTAGGTGGACCTGGTAAGTATGGAGATCTTAAACAAGGACATGCAATTTGTTTTGCATCTTTTATAAACCATAGAGTACAACCAGTAACCAGAGGAATAAGACAATCTCTTGTTGTTTGGTTTGGAGGTAAACCTTTTAGATGATTAAAGAAGGGTTTTTTCCCACACTGATATACGCTGAAGATTTAAAGTTAGACCTAGATGAAATGGCAAAAAATATCACACAGTGGTCTAAGGAAGAACAGGGTGTTACAAAAACTAATGTAGGCGGCTGGCATAGTAAAACGGATATGCATCACAAACCTGAGTATAAACCTTTAGTAGATGAATTATTTAAAATGGTACATAACATGTTTAGGGAAGAATTTTTAGAAGCAGGACCATTGCTAGGAAATATGTGGGCAAATATTAATTATAAAGGAGGTTATAACAAAGCTCATGTGCATCCTAATAGTTTATTTAGTGGAGTCTTCTATGTAAAAACTCCTCCCAATAGTGGACGATTAGTTTGTATGGACCCAAGACCGGGTCTTCAAACTTGTATGCCTACTAGAAAAAAGGTTGAAATACCTAAATATTTATGGAGAGAAATTCAATTACAACCTCAAGAAAATAGAGCCATAATGTTTCCTGCATGGCTATGGCATAGTGTTGAACCCAATGAATCCAATGAACCCAGAATATCAGTAAGTTTTAATTTTCTACAAAAAGGTTTTGAATGACAGGTTTAGTTTATAAAGAATTACCGATAGGAGATATTACTCATATTGAAAGAACAGAATTTATTAATGGCACAGAAAAGAAATTTTATAGTACTTTATTACAATCGATGACACAGTATGGAATGAGAGATCCTGTATATATTAATCAGTTGGAGAATGGTACATTAAAAGTAACGGTCGGCAATAATCGAATGGTCATTGCTAAAAAACTAGGGGTAGAAAAAATCCCTTGTGTTATAAGATTACATGATCCTAATAATAATGATATAGAAGGAAGACCTTTGAAAACTGAACAAGAAATAATTGATTTGTTTTACCATAAAGAAGGTCTAAACATAAAAAAGAAAGATGGTATTATATTTGAAGTAATGCCTAAGAACACACAAAAAAATGGAAAAATTTAATAAATACGCAGTAATCAAAGGAGCTCTAAACTACGAGCTAGCTAACTTTATATTTAATTATTTCTTATTAAAAAGAGATGCCGCTCACTTTATGTATAATCATAATGTTTTAGCGGACATAGGTTTGTTTGGAACGTGGAGAGATCAACAAGTTCCTAATACCTATTCTCATTATGCGGACCCAGTTATGGAAACACTGCTTGTAAAGATGCTTCCGGTCATGAAAAAAGAAACAGATTTAGACCTGATTCCTACCTATTCATATGCAAGAATATATAAAAATGGAGATATTTTAAAGAAACATAAAGACAGGCCGAGTTGTGAGATATCTACAACAATGAATCTTGGGGGAGATCCCTGGCCTATATTTATAGACGGCACAGGTGCAGACACAGTCATAGATGAATACAAGAATATACATAAACCTAACGCTCCAGAAGGTACTAAAGTCTTACTTGAAGTCGGCGATATGCTGGTATATAGTGGGTGTGAATTAGAGCATTGGAGAGAACCTTTTGAAGGTAATACTTGCGGACAAGTGTTTCTTCACTATAACCATGTAAATGGTCCTTTTGCTGAAAAGAACAGGTTCGACAAAAGGCCAATGTTAGGTCTTCCGTCTTTTGTGAAGGCATAATATGATGGAGTTATATGTTACAAAAATTAGGTTTTTTACCTGGATTCAACAAACAAGTCACACCTACAGGTGCTGAGTCTCAATGGACACAAGGAGAAAATGTTCGTTTTAGATATGGCACACCTGAGAAAATAGGTGGGTGGAATCAATTAGGAGAGAGTAAGTTAACAGGAGCTGTTAGAGGTCTCCATCATTTCGTTAATAAAGATTCAATTAAATATGCAGCTTTAGGAACTAATAGAATTTTATATGCATATACAGGTGGAGTTTATTATGACATCCATCCTTTAGTTAATCCATCTGGCACAGCTATATCTAATGCATTTACTACTACTAATAACTCACCAACTGTAACTATTACAGCCTCTTCTCATGGCTTTCAAGCTGGAGACATATGTTTATTTGGTGATTCATCAACCTTCAGTGCAATAACAAATTCTAATTTTGGTGCCACAGATTTTTGTGATAAAAAATTTATGGTTACTGAAGT